TGCTGGGCCTGGGCATCAAAGCCATTTTGAAGCTAGTGTATCCGCTCATAGAGATGATCGAGTATGTGACTACTCAAGCTGAAAAATTAGCTGAAAAATTAGCTAAGATGCCTATTATCGGGCCCTTACTTGATGAAGAAACTCCAGAGGAAAGAAGACAAAGAGGACAACGCAAACTTGTCTGGACAGAAGAAGGGGGAGCCAAGATAATTTACGTGAAGAGGGGAGAAACTCCAGAGGAAAGAGCAGCCAAGAGAGCCGAGTGGGAGGCTCAACAGAAAGCCGCACAGGGGGCGTTGCGCGAGCCCACTGCTTCTGCTCCATCGGGAAACCCACCTGCCCCTATAAGTGCTCCAGTTGCTCCAGCCGTTCCCCCGGCTAACTCATCGACGAACGCTCGAACGAGAAGCGACTTAGTCAAAGTGGCGACCCTCGTTGTGGAGGCTGTTGCAAAGGAGGAAAAAGTTCTTGCTGAAGAACTCATAACTCTCAATGATTCTTTCGCCAGATTGGAAAGTAATTCGGATTCAATGTTCTTCCTGACGAGGGTTTGAATATGGGTACCCCATGGATTTCCATCCATCATCCGGCGTTTGATAAACCGATGCGGTTCTGCTTGTCAATGACTGAGTTCTCAGATGGATATTCAGTGACTCTAAAGAGAACTCCTCGCCAGGGAAGAACACACTTTCACACTATTCAATGGGATCATGGTGAGGTCAATGATCTCGAGCTCACGTTCAAGCTGGCTGTTATTCCAGAGGGCGATGGAATTCAATCCCCCTTGCAGGTGGTGACTACAGTAGCCAAATTTTTTACTATGGCTCTTCCAACCACGGGAAGCACACCAACATTACAGACTGGCATATTAGTCATCGGAGGTGATTATGATTGGTGGTTCCTTCGCTCTGGATTGGTCAAGGACGTAAAAGTCAAGTGGCAAGAACCTTGGGATACAGTTTGTGGAGCCCCGCATCGGGCAGAGGTCAAATTGACATGGGCGGCACATTACACCTTTGACTCCAGGTATCCGAATAAGAAGGCCATTTCCCCTCAACGACCGTGGGACTTTGGGAAGAATTGGGGGTCTAGGGCTTTGAGAAGATTCGCTGGGGGGTATCGTCATGAGTAGAGCCTTTGAGAATCGAGTCGATTTCAGCAATCGGTACCGGCTCAGCCGAATCCATATCGACGATTCTGTGTCTCTAGGCAGACGCCGATACGGTATCTGGAAGCCGCCAGACATTGACATGACCGAGTATGACCGATTCGTCGTCACGGAGCGGGAGATCATGCGTCCTGATCTGATCGCATGGGATGCATATCAAGATGTGCGGCTGTGGTGGGTCGTCTGCTATGTGAACAGTATCGCCAATCCGTTTGAGGATTTGGAAGTCGGAATGGTGCTGAAGATTCCCAGTCTCGATGCGATCAGCGCCGCGTTTGCTGACGAGGTGTCTCAGTGATTGTCCCTACGCTGGAGTATTACTTTCCAGACCGCTCTAACATCCCGGTGTCGCGAGATGCCCTAAAGGCACTGGAAACGACGAATGGGAAATTTGATGGCACCTACGGGCTACGTCAGTTCGTTTATCGCGAGTCGATTTACGGGTGTGCGTCCTACAGCATGAAGGTGTTAGGACAGCCGTGGGGGGTGTGGGATGATCTGGTTCGCCAGAATGATACAAAACTCATGCTTCGTTGGGGCTTCTACGATGGGTTCGGAAATCAGGTCTGGTCGGACTGGAGAACGGTGCTGTGCAATCACATTCGCATGCAGGTGAATTGGGAATCTATTGATGTGCATGTCAACGGGACGTGCGCCGGATTTCCAATCACGGAACGGTGTCGGTCTCTGGTGTTCCGGGACATGCGCATTTCCGAGATGATAGAGGAGCTGGCTTCGCTGAACGATCTCGATTCTAGGACGACCCAGACTCGTGGAACTCATACAGAGTATCAGACGACACAAACGGATGCGGAGTTCATCTCATCGCTACTGTCCGCAGCGGTGAGCGAGGCTGGACGCCGAGACTACATGTTCTTTGTTGAGGATGGCGTTCGCATCGTATTCGCCGTTCCGAATCTTCGTGAGAGCGAATACCAGTTTCGGTTCTCGGCGTATGTGGACGATGCAGAACGCAATGAGGTTGTCAAGGCGGAACTGATCTATAACAGGAATGGGCTGCGAAAGAACGGGGCTCTGTTCACCAGAGTTCGGGGGTTTGACCGACAGAAGAAGATGCTCGTTGAGGGGGATGCAAATGATGGGAAGTCATTCCCAAAGATGGCTCCCTACCCGATAGAGAACGTGCCGGACAACCCATCGACCATCCTGATCTCGGACGGCCCAGGATTCAACCAGAACGCCCAGGAGGAAGTGGATGGAGCAGCCCTGGCTAATTGGAGCAAGAACCACCGGACTTTGTTTCGGCTTCGGCTCACTACACTGCCCCTCCCACTAGCGCGCGTCGGCTACTGTGTCGATGTGGACATGAAAGACTCGGAAAACCGAGATCATTTTGCTGGAGGTAGATACCTAGTGTATGGTATCGAGCAGCGGATGATCGCTGGGTCGCCACAATCCGGGGTGGATTACGAAACGGTTTTGTTCTTGGAACGAAGGACGCGACGATGACGTTTTTTGGCCTATATCGAGGCGTCGTGATCGACAACGATGATAGCGACCAGGAGGTTCCCTATCTAGGCAGGATCAGGGTGTCGGTTCCCCAGGTATACGGAGATCAGGCAGATAGGGAGGACCTGCCGTGGGCCGAACCATGCCTTCCGATGGGGGGTGGTCAGCACAATCACATTTCATTTGGCTTAGTGGGCCTGCCCCCCATCGGATCGACTGTTTGGGTTCAGTTTGAGCAGGGCGACCCGAATCGTCCTGTCTGGATGGGAACGTGGTATGGCCAGAAGGACGCAACTATCGAGATGCCGGAAGAGGCTCGGTCCGACGGTGACGCGGGTGTTAGCTATCCAAATATCTTCCTCCTCAAGCTACCGTGGCTGGAGGACGTATTTCTCCGAGTCTCTGGAGATCAGCGGTTGGAGGTTGTGTTCGGAGAGGACCAACACATCCGGTTTGACGGGACCAGGAAGTATTTGGACATGAAGACGGGTCAGGACTGGACGATTGAGGTGAATGCAGAAAACGGGACATTGAGTCTCAAGGGAAAATCAGTGGTAATCGAGTCAGAAGAAAATCTGAACTTGCTGGCTGGTGAGAATCTCGTCGGCATCGCCGGAGAGGATTCTACGATTCGAGCAGGGGGAGTGAACTCCTTGTCGGCTGGGGAGCGCCTGGATGGAAATGCCCCCGCCGTCTCCGGATTCGAGACTCAAAATGCTTCATGAGGCCCAAAATGAGTGATGTGTGGAAAGGCGTAGCTATGCCGTGGGGCATGGACGTGGCGAGCTTCATCGAACCGAAAGATGATGTTGACATACTCAAGTCGTCTATTCAGTTCATCATCCTCACCAATCCAGGTGAGCGGGTGATGCTCCCAGAGTTCGGGGCCAGAGTGCGAGGAGCTCTGTTCGAGCAGAACGACGACGAGCTTTGGGGAATGCTCCAGGAATCCATTCGAGCCGCCTTGGCTCGGTGGGATGACCGAATCGAACTGCGCGATCTTCAGGTTGAGCAAACTGAGCATCGGCTAGACATTCATATTTTATACCAGAATGTCAAAGACCCTATGGAGGACTCGGTCCAAGTTTTGGACGTGAGCCTCCCGGCGACCATATAGAGGAGATCGTTTCATGTCCGTCCCGTCGATTTCGTACACAGACCGCGACTTTGACACGATCAAGGAAGCGCTGAAGGTCCACATACAATCGAAGTTCCCAAACACGTGGAGAGACTTCTACGAATCCCAGATGGGAATCGCATGGTTAGAGCTCTGCGCGTATTGCTTTGACGTGCTGTCCTTCTACCTCGATTATCAGGCGAATGAGAGCTATATCAGCACGGCTCGTGATCGTCTGAGCATCATCCGACTGGGAGAGCTGGTTGGATACTCCCTCCGGCCCCCAACGGCGGCGGGAGTCGTTGTTGGAGCAACGATTGACGCAGCTCAGGCTCAGGATGTCGTCATTGCCTCTGGCACGACCATTTCGAGCACGTCTGGAGTCACGTTTCGTACCTTGATCGAACAGCGGATCACTGCTGGCAGTACGACGGCGGACATCACGTTTACTGAGGGGGAACAGCAAACGGACAATTTCACCTCAGACGGCAGTGCTTTTCAGGAGTTCAAGCTGACGGAATCGGGCGTGGTCAGCGGGTCGATCACGGTTACGGTAGACGGGGTGGAATGGAGCAGCTCCGATTCGCTCGTTTACGGGACCGGGACCAGTCGGATTTACTCAGTTCGGTATGACGAAGATGACTACGGATTCATCCGGTTCGGTGACGGAACATCCGGCATGATTCCGCCGAACGGGTCCTCGATTCAGGTCGTCTACAGGGTCGGTGGTGGTGTGGATGGAAACATCGCCGTAGGACAGATCAACACCACTGTCCAGGGACAGTTGGATGGGGTCGTGCCTGCCTCCTATGTCACTGTGTCTCTCTACAATGCGCAACGAGGCAGTGGCGGGGAGGCACGGGAGACCGAGGACCATGCACGATACTGGATTCCCCGCTGGGTCAAAACCAATCAGAGAGCTGTGACAGAGGAGGATTTCGACACTCTCGCCACGGCCTACGTCAGCCCAACGTTCGGGTCGGTCGCCTATGCGAAGGCAAAGTTGCATCAGGAAATCCCGGAGCTCAATCAGGTGGACATCTACGTCTGGGGGCGCGATTCAGGCGGAAACATCGTTGCTGCGAGCACGGGGCTGAAGTCCGCGCTGGAAAGCTACTTCATGAATAACGACGAGGGAGCGATTCGGGTCATCTGCACAGATGTCGATGTGTTGGATGGAACAATCATCTATCTCGACATCGAGGTACAGATCACACTGCTCAGCAACTACGCCGCCTCTGACGTGACCAGCGGTGTGACTACTGCATTGGACACGCTGATTGAGAACCTGGAGCCGAACCATGACGTGAATCTCAGTCAGGTGTATAACGCAATCCACGACGTGGCTGGAGTGAATCATGCTCTGGTGGTCAACATTTATGGGTCGCTCAAGAGCACAGAAACCGTGGGAGTGGGCGATGGAGCAACGGCCAACTACACGGGGACCCTGCTGCTCGAACCGAACCTTCCCGTGACGCCCCACTCATGCGTCATTACAGACGGAACGCAAACGGTGATTGATGACGGGAATGGGAACCTGATCGGAAACGTGGCCGCCGCTGGAACCAACACAATCGACTACGAGTCGGGAGCGTTCGACGTAACGTTCGCCGCGAACGTGGCAGCTGGAGCGTCTGTCAGTTTCGAGTACAAGTACGCCGCCGACTACCAGCGTGGCGAATCGGAAGCGACGGGAGACGGCAGCACGAAACGATTCACCGGGGCGGTTGAGTATCCGCCAGTGGTCGAGTATGACGCGGTGACTGGGCAAAAGGGCATCGCATTCACTGACGGGTCTCAGGTCGTGGTGGATGACGGAGACGGCAATTTGACGGGCGATGTGGACGCTTCTGGAAACAATCACTTCGATTACGATACCGGCGCCTATGACTTCACATTCGCCCTTGCCCCCGCTGTCGGCGCAACGATCCAATCCACATATCGTCAGTTGCTTCGGACGCCGTCTGAGAACCTGCCCATCGACAAAACCCAGCTGGCCGTGAAGAACCGCTATGCCTTTACGACCACCACGAGCTAGGAACCCTTCTGGTGTCTCTCTCGGTCTCCTTCTACTACATGATGCCGGAGATCATCCGGGTCAAGGACCGACTCGCGTCCGGGCTGGTGGACGGATCGGGGGAGGGAGTACTCCAGAAGATTGTCTACATGCTGGATCAGTCCTACGATCAGCAGGCTACCGACGTGGCGAATCTCGCCGCGAGCTCTACTCCTGATACGTGCGTTGCTGCCCTCCTGCCCTATCTCACCCAGTATCTGGGAGAGGAGTATCCGTCTGGATGGAGCCTGGATCAAAAGAGAAACTTCGTTCGCAGTCTGGTTCTGCTCTATAAGATCAAGGCTGGTCGGCATGCGTGGGAGAGCATCCTCAATCTATATGGGTATCCTGGGTACTTTCCTTGGGAACTGTGGAAAACTGACATTTATGAGACGTGGGACTATGCCCTCAGCCAGGATTATGACCATCGCTACAAAGCGGCGCGGGTCGATCTCCGCAAGCAGGATGAGACGTGGCTCCAGATCGGACGGCCGGAATGGTTGGAATCGTCGAGGCCGATTCACGTTCTCATCCGCATTCCTGCGGAAGAGGAGGAATGGTCTGATTCGGGCGCGGTGCCGAGCGATCTTTCTGCCGAGGTCTCGGAAGCGTTGGCCTCGGTCGAGGACTCGACGGACTTAGACGACGAGGACCTCACAATCACAATTGGCTGTACCTCTTGGAGCTGTGAAACGCTCTGCCAGTTGAGCTGTACCGGAGGATGCGAGTCGTTCTGCCAAGCAGGAGCGTGCGAGGCCGCATGCCAGGTCTATTGTGAGGGGGCTTGCCAGACGGTATGCGAGATTACGTGTCAGACATCGTGTCAGGGCGGATCGTGCGAGACGGCCTGCATGGCATCATGCCAAGGTGGTTGTGAGCTCCCTGTAGAGTAGAATCGAATGAAGCTGTACGAACTCCTCCCAGAAATCATTCGCCTGAAGGACGCCTACGCTAAGGCTCCGGATCAGTCAGAGGCAAATCTGGAGAAGATCGTCCATTCTCTCGAACAGGAAGCCGAGACTGTAGAGCAGCAAATCGGCGGCCTGACTGACCTGCTCGACGTGGAGGAGTGCGACTCCCAACACCTGCTCTACCTGTCCATGATGCTCGGATCGGCTGTCGGGAGCGATTTTGCAGACGGATTCCGGCGCTGGCTGATTTCTAATCTGACCTCCTTCTGGAAAATCAAGGGGACGCATCTCTCTTGGGACAAGCAGTTTTTCTGGCTGACCGGGGTTCAGTACGAGGCGTGGGAACTTTGGAAAACGATCCCGGAAGCGTATAAGGAGGAGCACTACTACCGCAGCTCTGAATACTACGCGACTATTCGAGCGGCACGATTCGAGCTCTATCGAATGGTGGACGGAGAGAAAGTCTATCTCACCCCGTCCGAGGCCCAGCCCCTCGTCGCGCATGTCGAGGACCTCCGTCCGATTCACGTCCTGCTGAAGCTCTATCTGGAGCATCAAGACCTTACGGACGTGTTCTCATCTTCGGACTCGATTTCAGCGTCAGCGTCTACTACTCAGTCTGATGATCTCGATTTGCCAGAGGAGGAACTGTATATCACAGAGACGTGTGTCGGGTCCTGTGAGAGCAGCTGCCAAGGATATTGTCAGACAGGATGTGAGTATGCTACGTGTGAACTCGTTTGTCAGGCAGCTTGTCAGGCGGGGTGTGTGAGTGTTTGCGAGCTCACGTGTCAGAACACCTGCCAGACGAGGTGTCAGTACGGATGTGAGCTTTTCTGCGAGAAGACGTGCCAGACCGAATGCCAGACCGACTGCCAGATACACTGCGAAGCATCATGCCAGACCGAATGCCAGACCGACTGCCAGATATACTGCGAAGCATCATGCCAGACCGAGTGCGAGACGCTGAATGAGACAGGGGGTGGTGGCGGGGAACCCTGCTGTGACCATAGCTTCCACGCGTCGAGAACAGAGAGTCAAAGTGTACCAGCCACTACTTGCACGACTGTGATATTCGATGATGATTCAGCTCCGGGGGATGCGGATGCTTGGCAGCACGCCGATGGT